GTTGACCGCAGAGCGCGATGAGTATCTTGGTATTTTCAAGAGACACGACATGACTCGACTCGCTCGCGTCAAACCAGGCTTGATTGAACCACGAATCAACAAAGGAACCGCAGATGTGTTCCGTGCAATAGAGAATGACTCTAAGGAGATTGAAGATGCGGATTCTTAGTCTACTGCTTTTACTATTCGTCACCGGTTGTTCGACACTGCAACCCGCACCGTTAGTTCAACCCGAACCGATTATCAAAACCGTTACAGAATTCAAAACACTTGAAATCTATCAACCACCACTGCCTGAGGCAATCAATCTTGAAGATGTAGAGTTCTTTGTGATAACAGAAAAGAACTTTGAGGAACAGGTTGCCAAGTTAGAAAAAATGCAAAGTGGTACCTTTGTCTTATTTGGTCTCACACCACAAGATTATGAGAACATGGCGTATAATCTACAAGAACTTCGTCGTTATGTTCGTCAACAAAAAGAGATCATACTTTACTATCGTCAAGCTACTCAGGGAGAAGAGAACACTGACAGTGAAGATTGGTTAGAACGCAACGATGATGTTGTGGAAAATCAATTGACAAACCAATAGATATAGTGTATTATATACCTCTTTCACCTAAATTTGAGTAGAACAAATGCCAGTAAAAATTGACAAGTCCCGCGACGGACTACTAAAAGACTACGCCGTCGGGATGCTAAAAGATTTCTATCTAAATGAATATGAAGATTCACCACAGGAAGGTTTCCGCCGTGCAGCTATTGCATGGTCAAACGGTGATGAAGAACTTGCACAAAGGTTGTACGATTATGTCTCTAAGAAATGGTTCATGTTTGCTTCGCCAGTATTGTCGAATGCTCCGAACGGGCATGGACAAGGCAAAGGTATGCCTATCTCATGTTTCCTTACCTACGTTCCGGACACTCTTGAAGGACTCATTGATCATACTTCTGAACTGCGTTGGCTTAGTGTTTATGGCGGCGGTGTTGGTGGACATTGGTCAGATGTTAGAACCGTATCCGATGTCGCGCCTGGCCCAATACCTTTTCTCCATACCGTAGACGCAGACATGATCGCCTACCGTCAAGGTAGGACGCGCAAGGGGTCGTATGCAGCATACATGGATGTGTCACACCCCGACATCATCGAGTTTCTAAACATGCGTATCCCTACGGGTGATGTGCAACGCAAGGCATTGAATCTACACAACGCAATTAATCTCACCGATGAGTTCATGGAAGCTGTTCTCGCAGGAGAAGACTTTGACCTTCGTGACCCCAAAGACGGGAAAGTCAAGGAGACTATCTCTGCTCGCAAACTCTGGGAGAGAATCATTGAGGTTCGTTTCCGTACCGGTGAACCCTATCTAAACTTTATTGACACCGCCAATAATCATTTACCACAACCCTTGAAAGATCTTGGACTCAGGATCAACGGCAGTAACTTATGTAATGAAATTCATTTACCTACAAGTGCTGACCGAACCGCAGTATGTTGTCTGTCATCACTCAATTTGGAGTATTACGATGAATGGAAGGACACATCTATTGTTCGGGATCTTATTAGGATGCTCGATAACGTATTGCAGTACTTTATTGATAACGCACCTGACACAATCAGCCGTGCCAAGTGGTCTGCTGAACGAGAACGGTCAATTGGCCTTGGAGCAATGGGTTTCCATTCCCTACTCCAAAAACACGGAGTCGCTTGGGAATCTGATAAAGCACGGGAAATCAACGATGTTGTGTTCCGTCACATCAATACTGAAGCCGTCGCAGAAACAGAACAACTCGCAGTCGAACGCGGAGAATACCCAGATGGTGTCGGTTCAGGTCGACGGAACTCGCATCTTCTTGCTATCGCCCCAAACGCCTCGTCCGGTGTTATTCTGTCTACGTCCCCAAGTATCGAACCCTCAAAAGCGAACGCCTATACCCACAGAACGAGAGCTGGTAGTTTCCTTGTAAAGAACCGATATCTCGAAGAGTTGTTAGAAGAGAAGGGTGAGAACAACGAGTCGACATGGACATCAATCATCACTCAGAAAGGGTCGGTGCAACATCTACCATTCCTGAACGAAGGTGAAAAGGCCGTGTTCAAGACTGCGGATGAGTTAGATCAGATGTGGTTAGTCACACACGCCGCAGACCGTCAACGATTTATCTGTCAAGGTCAGTCGGTCAATCTGTTCTTCCCTGCCGGTGCAGAGAAGTCATATGTGAACAAGGTGCATCTACGTGCATGGCAGTTGGGTCTCAAAGGTCTGTATTATCTCCGCACCGAAGCAAAGTCTCGTGCAGAGAATGTATCAGAGAAGGTTGAACGAGTTGCATTGCAGGATGATCAACGCAGTATAGTTTATTCTAAAAAGAATTGTCCATTCTGTGCAATGGCAATGGAAGAACTGAAACTTCGGGGTATACCTTTTGACAAGGTTGATCTCGAAGAAATTGGTAAAACTGCCGCAGAAGTCACCGGTAGAAAGGTAAATACTGTACCACAGATTTATATTGAAGGTCAGTATGTCGGAGGTTACGACGAACTCATGATACACTTTAACGGTGCAAACGCACAAGAATCAGACGAATGCAGAGCTTGCGAGGGATAAATGTCACTACTAGATTTTAGTACAACCTACAAACCATTTAAGTACCCTTGGGCAGTAGAACTGTCTAAGAAACACGAAGAAGTCCATTGGATCGAAGACGAAGCGGAGTTGAGTGAAGATGTCCAAGACTGGAAAACCAAACTCTCCGGAGATGAAAAAGAATTCATCACACAAGTGTTGCGGTTGTTTACTCAATCGGACGTTCAGGTGGGTGAAAATTATCACGAACTTCTCATCCCCAAATTCAAGAACAACGAAGTGCGTAATATGCTTAGTTCGTTCGCCGGTCGTGAGGCGGTACACCAGAGAGCGTATGCCCTTCTCAATGACACGCTCGGTCTGCCGGATGAAGAGTATCACAAGTTTCTTGAATACAAGGAGATGGCGGATAAGGTAGACTTCATGAAAGAGGGTGACACATCGTCTCATACAGGTCTTGCACTCGCACTCGCACAGTCAGTATTCAATGAGGGTATGTCTCTGTTCTCTTCCTTCGTGATGTTGCTGAACTTCCAGCGCTTCGGTAAGATGAAGGGTATGGGTACAATCGTCGAGTGGTCTATCCGTGATGAAACTCTACATGTGCAGGGTAACGCAAAGTTGTTCCGTACATTCTGCGAGGAACATCCCCGCATCGTTAATGACGAACTGAAGTCGAAGATATATACAATGGCGAGAAACGCAGTAGATCTCGAAGATAAGTTTATCAATCTTGCTTTTAAGGGGAATGATGTTGAGGGTCTTACTAAGGAAGAGGTACGCCGGTATATACGCCATATTGCTGACCGTCGCCTACTCCAACTTGGTCTTCGAACAAAATTCCGTCAGAAAGATAACCCATTACCATGGCTCGACTGGGTGCTCAATGGTGCATCACACGATAACTTCTTCGAGAAGAGGGTAACAGAATACTCCGTGGTCGGCATGGAAGGCGAATGGGGTTGGGATGAGGTAGCATAGTGGAATGTATTATTGAAGTCGGTGCACATATTGCCACCGATACTAGAAGATTAGCTGAAAAATACAAAGGGGTTACTTTTTATTGTTTTGAACCGACGAATTATTTGTTTCATAAAAATGTTCTAAGGTTTACAGACAGTTTTCCTAATATACATGCTTATCAATGTGCGGTAAGTTTGGAAGATGGTGAAGCCGATTTCTATAATGCCACTGACGATGGGTGCAGTTCTTTGCACCCCTTTACCGAAAACATAACCGATGACTGGAATAAAGCGTTAGACGAAAAGTTGGGTGATCGACACCATAGGGAGAAAAGGTGTGGGCCAAGAGCTCGTCATTTCTTGCACTTTGAAACAGAAAGAGTGAAAACAATTCGTATAGACACTTTTCTTCGTGATCAAAATTTTCCCCTAGATGGTATTATTAAATACTTGCACTGTGACGCACAAGGAACAGACTTAAATGTTTTAAAAAGTTTTGGTGATTATATTGATTGTCTTCAAGCCGGGGTTATAGAAACATCAAAGAAAAGTGGTCTCAACCTATATGACAACCAAACAAACTATACCGAAGACGCGGTTGTTTGGTTGTCATCAAAGGGATTTAAGATTTTGGATATTGAACACTGTGATCCGATAGGTTCAGAAACCAATATTCATTTTGAGAGGTGAGTAATGGACGAATACGAATACGATTTATACTGTGAAGTATGTGAATCTGATCTAACCCTAATTGTAAAAGATGGTTCTGCGGAACCACCTGAATACTGTCCTATGTGTGGAACTCCCCAAGAGGAAGGCGATTGGGGATGAAAAAACCCGCTCTGGGCATTTGTTATACAGATGATCGTTACAAAAAAGGATCTTTTACCGATTGGGATAACGAAATATTCGCCAATTCCGGTTGGCAGGTACACGACGCTGGTTATGCTCTGTATGATTATGAAAAAGATGAATTCATAGTTTATGAACTGTCCAAAGCAACTGGGATAAAACACGGGCATGCCCGACTACTTGGTGATAACTTCGAATCTCAAGAAAAACACTTTAATGATTTTTTAAATCATTCTGGATACGAAAACGACTTCTCTTCCTTAGTAATGGGCATGAATTGTCCTGAAAGTAGAATGAGACTCAAGGTGAATAGATTAAGTGGTGGCATTGCTGGTTATAGTGACCACATGGAGCACCTCGTAAAAAAAGAAGAATCTCATTTAGGTTGTTACCATCATGTAGCTCACACCTATAGTGCTTACATCCAATCTCCTTTTCGAAAATGTTTGAGTTTGTCATTTGATGGTGGTAGTAACGAATCGTCTTTTCGTTTAACCCTGATTGACAATGGTAAGGTAGTCAAGACTAGAGCGTTTTACGACAAATATTTTGGCTATTATTATAACCTTCTCGGCGAACTAGTACCTGAGATATGTAAGACTGTGCACGGTCGCGCTTCAGACTCATTAATGGACGGTATGGATAGGCCCGGTAAGTTCATGGGATGTACTGCTTTAGGGAAACCCAACAAAGTTGTTCGAGCGCTTACTGATCAATTATTTGCTCTTACTCCAAGTCAACTTAACAAAAAACAACATTTTGCCATACGCAACAATCTCGCCAGTTTATGTGACGCAGGAGAGGTGACCGCATACGATATTGCATACAACGGTCAAAAATCTTTAGAGTATGCGACAGCACAATTTCTTATACAACACAAAGATTGGCTTGACGAAGCCAATAACAATCTAATCTTGACCGGCGGTATCGCTCTTAATGTGTTGAACAATGCATATATTCGAGATCTGTTTAAGTGCAAAACTTTTGTGTGTTCTGCTCCCAACGATAGTGGTTTACCATTAGGCATATTAACCTATCATTTGTGTCAAGATGAAAATTGGTCATGGTTAGATCCTGCTAACAGGAAATCGTTGAGATTTGCTACACTACCGGTGAAAGATTACGATGAGATACCTTACCACATTCAAGACAGAGGCGCAAAGGAGGTTACACTAAAAGATGTTGCTGATGTCATACTCGCAGGAAATATTGTCGGAACAGTTTGGGATAACATTGAATTTGGGCCTCGAGCACTAGGACATCGGTCTATATTGTGCGATCCTTCTATTTCTGATATGAAAGACATCATCAATTCTAAAGTCAAATTCCGTGAGTGGTTTAGACCATTCGCTCCTGCTTGTCGGAAAGAAGATGCTCCCAAATACTTTATATCTGATAGTTTTGACAATCTGGAAAGTATGTCATATGTCGTGACATGTAAGAGTGGAACGCAAAAAAATTATCCTGCCATATCTCATGTCGACGGAACAGGCAGACTACAAACTGTAAGTCGCGACGATCCTGAAGACGCAGATTTTTACAAACTTTTAGGTTATATACCAACCGATATATTATTAAACACTTCCTTCAATGTAGGTGGTAAACCTATTCTAAATACGGTAGAAGAGGCGTTGTGGATGCTAGATAACACAGGTCTAGATAATGTCGTAGTTAAATATGAAGGGAGATTCTACCTATTTGGTACCTAGAAGACAAACCATTTGAACCCACCGAAGAGTTCCTCAAACAGTATCATGGATTCGTCTATGAGGTTACTGAGTTGGCGACCGGTAAGAAATACATCGGTAAGAAAGGGTTCTGGTCTACTCGCAGGCTCCCACCACTCAAGGGTAAGACTCGTAAGCGCCTGACAATCAAAGAGTCAGACTGGAAAGACTACTATGGGTCGTCAGAAGAGGTTAAACGCCTTGTAGAGGACGGTGGCGCCTTCAGGCGGGACATTCTGCGTCTGTGCAAGACAAAGGGAGAGTGTTCTTACTACGAGGCGAAGGCACAGTTCGACAAGGATGTGTTGTTCGATGATACATATTATAACGAATTTATTGGTTGTAAGATCCATTCCAAACATCTAAAATGATAAATAAATCTATACATTCAATTGAGGTCTGATCGTGTTACGGTTTTCACAATATCTGGAAGAGGGTGTCAATGACCCCGCAATCTTTAAGGCAGTATTCCTCGCGGGTGGGCCTGGTTCTGGTAAGTCATTCATCGTAGGTAAGACCGGTCTAACATCGATGGGATACAAGGTCGTGAACTCTGACGACGCATTCGAAGCTGCAATGAAGAAAGCGGGTATGACTATGTCACCCGATAACATCTTCTCACCAAAGGGTCAAGAGATACGCGGAAAGGCAAAGCGTCTCACAGGCACCAAACAGGCGCGTTACATAAAGGGTCGGCTGGGTCTTGTGGTCGATGGTACCGGTAAAGACCCTGAGAAAATTGCACGACAGGCACAACAGATTCAGACACTAGGTTACAAAGTCGCAATGATTTTTGTCAACACAGACCTAGACACCGCACTCAAAAGAAACAAAATGCGTGAGCGTTCACTCCCCGATGCAGAAGTAGAAGCATACTGGAAGGCAGTGCAACGCAATGTTGGTAAGTTCCAACGTATGTTTGGTAAAGAGAATTTCCTTGTAGTCGACAACAGTGAAGGTAAGAACTACGAAAAAGAAACACTCCGTGCGTACCGTGATGTTCGAAAGTTCACTGACAAACCTCACAACAAGAAGGCACAGGCATGGATTGATACAGAGAAAGCAGCTATCCGTCAAGCGGGTAGAACTCGTGGTGGAAGTGGTAGCAGATAACACTTGACACCCTGTATAGATATGTGTATAATGAGCTAAACGCGATAAAGGAAAATTATTATGACAATTACGAAAACCAGATATCAAGTCTATGAAGTCTTAGAAGAAGTCGCAAAGAAGCGATCAAAGAAAGATAAGTTACAGGTACTAAAAGAGTATGGCAATATGATGCCACTACGAGATGTTCTGCAAGGAACATTTGATGATCGAATTCAGTGGAATCTCCCCACTGGGCCGGTACCCTACACTCCAACTTCCGCAGAATCCCCACCCAACACTCTACTCAAAGCGCATATGAACTTCAAGTATTTTGTGAAGGGATTGGTTGAATCTAACCGTTTGACTTCGGTTAAAAGAGAGAAAATGTTTATTGACATGCTTGAGTCGATACATCCTCGTGATGCAGAAGTGATCGTTGCTATGATAAACAAAGAAAGCCCAATGAAGGGCATAACCAAAAATCTGGTGAAGGAGGCATTTCCAGAACTTATTAGTTGAATAATTTCCCGTAATAACAATAAGGAGAGTATATGGCAGAAAGCCAGTTAGAAAGACTTAGAAAAGACTCAAAAGAGTTGGGACATTACATTCACAAATTAAACAAAAGGGGGAAGGCAGATATTGCACATAAAGTTGCTAAACGACAATTGTTCTTAGACACTGCAATATCACAAGCTGAAACTCGACTAAGGGGGTGATCCTTTATCTGGAACTGGCCCTCTAGATAGAGGGCCTTTTTCATTTACTGGAACTACATTTATGCCAACATACGATCTACGCAACAAAGAAACTGGGGAAGTGAAAGAATTCCTCATCTCCATTTCAAAAAAAGAAGAGATGGTCGAATCCGGAGAATGGGAACAAGTCCACCTCGGCGTTGCAGAACTGGTCACTCATCACGGTTCTATCCTCAGCAAAACCTCAGCGGATTGGAGAGACAAACTAAAAGACATCAAGAAGAAGTCTGGTGGTAACTCAGGTTTGTCTGGTGAAAAGAAAAAGAAGTACGGTTGGGCCGACAACACGATTCACGACTAATGAAGACCAAACAACAACACTCTGAGTCGATGAACATTCGCATCGATGACCTACGCACGATTGAACCGATTACCGGTGCACAAAAATATGCATGGCAATCATGGCGCGAGGGAGACAACCTCGCCATGGTCGGCACTGCGGGTACCGGTAAAACATTCCTTGCACTTTATCTTGCGCTCGAAGAAGTGATGGACAAGTCAACACCCTATGACTCTGTTCGCATCATTCGCAGTGCAGTCCCTACTCGTGAGGTGGGGTTTCTACCAGGCTCCATCGAAGAAAAACTCAACGCATTTACTGGCCCATATCGTGCGGCCTGCGCGGATCTTTTTGAGGATGATCGCGCATATGACAAGTTAGTTCATAATAAATATATTCAGTTTGAATCTACCTCGTATATTCGGGGTGTGACATTCGATAACAGTATTGTTCTGGTAGATGAGATGCAGAACCTCAACTTCCATGAACTGGATTCTGTCATTACTCGTGTTGGACAATGTTCTAAAATCATTTTCTGCGGTGATGGTCGACAGTCAGATTTTAAACAACAATCCGACAAGAATGGAATCAACACCTTCCTTGAGGTACTTGAACAACTCAAGTATTTTACAGTTGTTGAATTCTCTTGGGAAGATATTGTCCGTAGTGGCCTTGTGAGAGACTACATAATGACAAAGGAGTGGATGGGGTTATGATTCACGAAGAATTTGGTAGTCAAAAACATTATGAATTATTGGGAAGAGGTATACGAAGGTTTATGGACAAAGGCCAACTTTCTTCAGAATGTACCTTTTTGGATGTTGGTGCTTACGTAGGATGGTGGGCCGAAGCTGCAATCAAGACGAATTATTTTAAAGAAATTCATGCTATAGAACCAGTGAGTAGAGATGAGTTGAATAAACTCAAAACGCAAGGCGTCCATGTTCATTATTGTGCACTCGGCGAAAGAAATGAAACTGTTTCTTTTTTTCAAAGTATTCTAAATCCCAGAAATTCTTCTTTATATGAAAGTCATGTTCGTCGAAAAGGCTCACAATCATACACACAAATAAGCGTTGAATCAAAAACTTTAGATAGTTTTAATATTAGTGGTGATTGTTTTATAAAGATAGATACAGAGGAACATGAATTACAAGTATTACGCGGCGCAGAAAAAACCTTAACGGAAAATAACTGCGTTGTACTAATGGAAGTGACTGTATCTCCCAAAGAAATTTTTAGTTTGATGGAAAGTTATGGTTATAAGGCTTGTGGGTATATGTTCGCTGAAGTTATGTATCCCTTACCATCATCGAATGTAGAATTTCATATAAATCAAAGTGGTCATTTGGTTTGGACGTGTGATAATTTGGTATTAGACTACGCTAAATTGTTCGGTCAATGTTGGCCATTAAAAGAAATAAGATCGCCGGGATATGATTTTACGAAGGAAAATCCAATGTGGTCAGATTTCATTTTCACAAAGGAAAAGTAAAATGTCAGACTTATTCGATTTCGGATTTACAGCAGTAACAGAAGACGAACTTGATGTAGTTCGTAGTACACAGGCAACACTTGGGACAACAGAGGCGCAGTTCGATAAACTGTATAACGCGATCGTCCCGTTGCTCAATAATCTCAAACTCAATCCGGAAAAGGACTACATATATTGGCCTAACCGATTGGAAAAGGTAGAGGCGTTCGAGTCCCACCTACAGAAAATTAGGAGTGGAGAGTCATGAATCGAGAAGACGCGCTGGCAGAACTGAACGCGACTTGGAAGTATCGATATGATACTGAACAATATGCCTCTCGCGATTTTTGGACGATCATGAAAGAACCACCCTATGAGGGTGACTGTGAGGATTACGCACTCACCCTTCTTTGGTTGTTGTGTGACCGGTCAATGTTTAAGTTCTGGGTAGCATTGTTCACATACGAGGCACAGATTCGTAGAGTAATCACCAAGAATGGCGGTGGTCATGTCGTCCTAAAGATCGGTGATGATTATTGTGATAATTGGTCGCGAGAGTTTGTGTCTTGGTATGACATGAGGCAGTTAGGACATAAAAAGAGTTGGTGGTTTTACACACCATTGGATGTCGCGGTAAAAATGATAGTAGGCAAAGTCAAAAGGTCAACCGATAGTTTTTTGGAGCAGAAATGAATAGAGAAGCAGTATTTGAACAACTTAAAATTGATGAGGGAGTAGTCAATGAAATTTATCACGATCATCTGGGGTATCCTACGTTCGGAGTCGGTCATCTCGTGCTTGAGTCAGATCCAGAGCACGGACAACCGGTTGGAACACCAGTATCAGATGAGCGCGTTGCGGAGTGCTTTGACAGAGACCTCGATGTGGCAATAAGTGAGTGCACTGCACTCTACGGTGTCGATGTCTGGGAAGGTTTCCCCGATGAGGTACAACAGATCGTAGTGAACATGATGTTCAACATGGGACGAACTCGTCTGAGTAAGTTCAAGAAATTCAACGCCGCATTAGTAGATGGTGATTGGAGTGAAGCGGCTATTGAAGGCCGCGACAGTTTGTGGTATCGTCAAGTAACGAATCGCGCAGAACGCTTAATGGAGCGAATGGAACAAGTTTAATTATGCAGTACATCTTTGTGCATATCCCGAAGAATGGAGGTTCTTCAATTGTTCGGGCTGATATATTACGCGGGGTTGTAGAACAACCAAGTAGATTGACTCTCTCTACACCATACTTAATGTCCAGTGGAATTACTCGCGCATGGGGTCATGCAAGGTGGGTTAATTTAGATCCGGTGTGGAGAGAATCTCGTCCCGCATTCACTTTAGTAAGAAATCCGTGGTCATGGATGGTATCACAGTTTCGTTTTAAGAAAAAAATTCTCACCGAAAAGGGTTTAGAGACTGAAGGTGATCCCTTTCACATCGAGTGGTCATTCGATCAGTTTATCGAATGGTTAGATGCATCAAAAGATAAACCTTCATTTCAACACTTGAATTGTCACCGAACAACATGTAATATACAGTCTCAGAAAAGTTTTATTGTGAACGAATCTGGCCGACCAGTAGTAGATGTTCTTAGGTTCGAGAATTTTGATGAAGATACAATGAAGTATCTGCGATTGAAACAACCTCTCAGACCACGAAATGTCACCAGTAAGATTCATCACGATTATAAATCATATTATACAGATGATACTCGTGATTGGGTAAATCAACAGTTCAGTGAAGACATTGATTATTTCGGTTATTCGTTTGAAAGTGGGCCAACTAAAAATTATCATTATTCATAGGAGATATAATGGCGAAGTACAGTCGATTTGATCCTCGCAATAAAAAGAAAGATCGACACAAGAATCGTTATCTTGGAAGAACACAGAAACAAGTTCGTCGAGAACTTGATGACGATGATCGAAATTTACAACAATATTACGAGTCGTTTCGAGCAAAATAAATGGATAATTGGTTCCGCGAACCAATCTCTCATCAACCTATATTCGTTAATGATGATTATGAAATAGATTGGCGCGGGACTATTGGTGTCGGTGATATACTGTATGGTTTAAACTGTGCCTATGCGTTGTCACACCTTCACAATCAACCTATACGCATGAATGTCCACTGGACGCATGGTAGAAATTATAATTACCACTTTGAAGATCCAGAAACGATCGTTCAACGCGGAGATTATTTTCATCGATTATATCACGGGTTTGATCGAGTAACCGTCAATCATGTATTCAATTCTACGGATTCTGAAATCGAAAAACTTCGATGGAGAGGGTTTGGTCATCGCAGTGATCCTCAACGAGTTTTAACTTTCCATCACTGGCCTTTTCGAAAAGATTTGTGGTATGAAGGTGAACCGAACAAGGTTGTATTCTGGCGTCCCACATTCAATCGAGAAATTCCATCCGGTGGTAAAAAATGGAAGATGACATTTACCGTCAAAGAGTGGGAAAGAATCATTCACTTCCTTAATCTCAAGGGTTACAATCTGGTTGAGTTAACCTATCGAACACCAGTGCGCGAAGCCTTATATCACATTAGAACTTCTTCATTCTGTATATTCTACGACGGTATGTGGCAATACATTGCTAGAAATTTAGCGAAACCGGTGATTACATTAGGTGGCAGTTCGATATGCAAAACTCACAGTCCTCAAGGGGTATGGTTTAAAGAACCACACGACGAAAAAAATGATTTTTGGGACTACCTATATAATTTACCAAAGAATGAAGAACATTTGCGTCATCGAGCAGATCGTTACCGAAAACAATTATGGGACAAAGTGAATGTTAACAATTGATCGTGCAGTGATTGAAGTCAACGGGGGTTGCAATTACTCGTGTTCTATGTGTCCGCAAGATATGCGTACCGGAGGACGACACAAGGGTTTCCTCAAGAAGATGTCTCTCGAAGAGTTTGAATCTAATGTTGCGGATTGTGCACAACACGGACTGAGAGTAGTGAACCTTGATGGATCTGGTGAGGCAACACTCAATCGTGACCTACCCAAGTACATCGAAATTGTCAAGAAATACAACGCAAAGGCATTCATCTTCTCGAACGGTCACAACATGGAGAACGAGTTCATGATGGACTGCGTCGATGCCGGTCTGGACTTCTATCGATTCTCGTGGATTGGGTCGAACCCTGAGAAGTATGATGAGTGGATGTACAATCGTATCGGGGGTGACTATGGTTCGACATGGGACAAGGTGCGTAAGATGAAAGAGTATGTCGACCTTGTCGAGTCAGACTGTGTCGTCGCCACCTACCACCTCATGACTGAGACTGATCCCGAAAAGCGTGAAGTCGAACTCGAAGCTTATAAGAATATCGTCAACACTCTGGGAGTCAAGACAGAGATTTGGACGATGCACAATTGGTCGGGTGTATACAAACCCGTCGAAGATAGAAAAGGAGCAAAGAAAACCTGTGGAAGACCTTTCTCTCCAGACCTTGTTATTCGCGCTGGGGGTCTGGATAATAAGCGTGGCGCTGTTCACCCTTGTTGTCAAGTTCTTGGACGTGATGAGCAGGGAATCTTGGGATACACTTCGGAAAACACCGTGGAAGAGATCTGGTTCGGGGAAGAATACGAGAAACTCAGAGAACAACACCGATCGGGAGATTACCCAGAGTTCTGTCGGGATTGCGATTTTCTTGTCGACGATCCTGAAGTTCTAGTCTGGACAAACCACGAGCGTGATCTTTACAAGATGCACGGTACAGAATTTGATCTGGATGATTACAGATGAAACCTGAAGTGTGGATGATTCAGATGTCAGACAATCCACGATCAATGTACTATCGTGGTCGCACTGAAATGAGTTGGATAGATCGGGGATACGATTTAAAGTTTTTTGAGGCCACTACTCCGGAAAATAATACTAAATCTTTTTTGAATTTTGGGTTAAAACGTGATACAATAGAGTTTACACCTACCGAAATTGCCGTATGGTATAGTCATGTGGAAATGTGGGCGAAAGCGAGAAGTAAACCGATCATTATAGTTGAACACGATGCGATGTTGTTAGAACCAATACCCGAAGAATTGTTCAAACATGAGATGGTGTGTTTGGGTCATACTACAAAGAGAAAGACTCTACTTCCAGGCCTCGCTTATTTTCTTACACCACATCTCGCTACAAGGATGGTAGCGGATGTTAAAAACACAAAAAAGATCACTTGGAATTCTGATGGGTCAATCTCATCATATAATGTAAAATATGGTCATACTGCAAAAGATTATGTTTTTCAAATCAAAAATTCGTCTATTGGGACAACAATTGAGCACAGAAAGAAATGAGCAAAAAGCGACTAATATATCAAGTTTGTTTGGGACAGGCAAAAAATTCTAAACTCTATAAACACTGTATTGAAAGTGTAACGGCATATTGTGAGAGACATAACATCACACATATGGTTCAGGAACAACCGTTACTTAAAATTACTCCCGATCCGTTTATGTCGAATCGTAGTCGAGAGTCATGGAGTAAACACGGTGGTTATCTGCCAATCTACGAGAAAGAAAATGCATTCAGCTGGTTAGATGACTTTGATCAGATTGCGATTATTGATGCAGACATCTACATGCGACCCGATGCTCCTAATATTTTCGATGATATGGATTGTAATTGTGCATTTGGTGCAGTGTGTGAAAGAGAGATGCCGATCACCGAAAAGTACAAGGGCAAGATCACTAATTACTCGATGATGCAGTACAAAGATCTTCATTCGAATCGACACAATTTCAAACCAAACAATCTAGGTTTTGAATTCTTTAATATGGGTCTTATTGTATTGAACTGTAAACAGTTTAAACCCTATCTCAAGGGTCAAACACCCGAAGAGTTTATCAAACGAACTGAGTTTATGGATTTCGTGAACGGTAAGGGTGCATGGAAGTGGAGTACAGATCAGACCTTACTTAATTTCTTTTTGAAAAAGTATAAGGTGCCAACCAAGCATCTCGATTGGAAGTGGAACGGACTCTACACTGCAAATACCAAGATCGACGAATGTTACTTTGTACACTTTTTTCTCAAGGATTTATTACCATCACAAGGCGAGAATGTTGAGGAGTTAATGAAACTGATATGTTGAAACCTGTAATGTTTGTGCACATTCCCAAAAACGGCGGAATGACGATTAGACGAAACCCTGAACTACGCCAGCGTGTTTTACTTGCAGATTCTAGGTTACACAAGAGTGCTTTGTATACTCGTAGTCTTCACGAGACTATGGAAAAACACGGTGAACATCACGGAAACGAACATGCTCGATGGCGTGACTGGCACCCTCAAGTTCGAGAGAATCACCGCGCAGTTGCTATCGTTCGCAACCCTTGGAGTCGAGTGGTGTCTCGTTTTGAGTTTGCAAAAAAGGTTATTCATGTCGAAAAGAAACAACCGGAATCCTACGCAGATGTTACATCGTTCGAGGCATTTCTAGAAGAACGACACAAGTGGGGCGGTATGGAATTCTTTTGGCATCGTGCAACACGAGGTTGGTTTCCCGCACTCGATCATGTTGTAGATGATGAGGGCAATGTACGATGTGACATACTTCGTTTTGAAAACTATAACGATGCGGTCAAGATGTATTTCGGAACCCTCACTAACCCACCGCCTCGAAATGTTACTGGATATGATCAGTCTAAGTATAAGTCATACTACAACGAGCAGACAATTCAGATAGTCGCAGATTGGTATAAAAAAGATATCGACTATTGGGGGTTTGATTTCGACAGTGGTGCAACAAGGAATTACTGGGCGTGAGTTACGAAGAAAAAACACAAAAGTTTTCTACTTGGGGGGACAAGTATCTTCATCATACGGATGTGTTGTATTCTATTCAATATGAAGATACCTTCAAACCTATAAACATTCAACTGGCGTTATGTGAAATCTGTGACAGTGATTGTCCATTTTGTTCCGTTGCTGCGCGGCCGCTGAAGAGTTATATCCCTTGGGAGAAACTCAAGAAGATGTTGGTCGACTTCCGTGAGATGGGCGCTAAGGCACTAGAGATCACTGGTGGTGGTAATCCTCTACTGTATCGTGACAAGGAAGCGAAGAAAGACATCAATGATGTGATCATGTTTGCGTCTGCATTAGGTTATGATATCGGTATCATCACCAACACAGAGAAACTTGAAAGACACTTGTTGCCCATAGTATATCCTCGTATCAACTGGATAAGAATTTCTCTTATCAAATTGGATGAGGGAAAAGACCCTGAAGATTATGACTTTGGTTCATTCCCCCGCGAACGACTTGGAATCAGTTATATCATTCATGAAAGCACGGGAGGAATTCCCGACGAATTGTCACGAACCAACAAACCTTATGCCGGTACCACGGTTGACAGTATTAAGAAAATTGCTCGACTCATTGAACTCAATCCAGAGATTAAATTCTGTCGTATGGGTGGCGATGTTCTCATACAAGATTATCAACTTGAAATACAAAAGAAATGGCGCCCCGTAATTGAACAGATAGACATTCATAATAAATTTTTCATTAAAGATGTGTGGGATAACTGTGTGCCTTATGACGAAGGTTGTTATGTCGGACTTACAAGACCTTACATTGCACCACACCCTGAAGGGGGAGAATATCAAGTGTATGTCTGCACAAGTCATGTATTGGAGAAACGAACATATCAACTAGAATTTTCTCTGGGAAGTATTGACAATGTGAAAGAGATATGGGATAATTGTAATCTAGAATATGCTAGAACTGGTATTCCTTATCGTATAAGAAATGCCGGAGACGGTGGTTGGAAAGATGCTTGTCCCGATTGTTTTTATTATAACAATAACAAACTTCTTCACACTGTCGCTCAATCTAAAGAAGACGATGATCGGAACTTTGCATGAAATATGATGAAGAATATTACCGAACCGGTAATTATGTAAGTTATCTACAAAGACAGAATAGATGTACTCGACTGATCAGTGAATTGGATTCCTTCTTGTCGAAGATGGGTCTAAACTTTGGGCCCGTTCTTGACTTCGGTTGCGCTGTTGGTTTCATGATGGAACAGTTTCGAGCGATTGGTTATGATGTCGAAGGCGTTGAAATCAGTGATTGGGCGAGAGAACAGTGTTTCGAAAAGGGTCTGCGAGTAACTGCTAACTTAGATCCAGATCGATACTACAACATCACTCTCGCGTTGGATGTTTTAGAACACCTCACTGAAGATCAACTAGAAGATTTTCTTTCTACGCTTCAGACGAATGTTCTTATCTTTAGAATGCCTACAGTTCTTGAAGGCGAAGACGATTACCACATAAAAGAAGCACGGACTGATTCCACTCATATTATTCGCTGGACAGATGATCAGTGGTATGAAGAATTTGAGAGTCATGGTTACTATGTTATGCCTTTGATATTGGAACACATATATGCAGCTGAAGGAGCGTGTTGTGGCATTGCATTCAAGTTATACTAATATACACCCCACTGCGTTTATACACGAAACCGCAGTTATAGAATGTCAAGTTTTTGAACTTGGAGAACACGGGTACATCGGCCCTAATTGTAAGATTACCTGTAAAGAATTTAAGGCGGGAGATTATCTCTGGATGCCCGCAGATGTGGAGGTTGGTCGTGGTGGTTGCAATGGCCCTAATAGTGTTGTGCACATTGGGAATTCTGTGGGTATCTTTGAAGGGACTGTCATTAATCCTTCAAGTAGGGTCACAATTGGTGATTGTGTTGGCATTGGTGCTGATTGTCTGTTATGGACTCATGGCGCTTGGTGTGATCCTCTCAATGGTTTTCCCTACGGTTTTGCCTCTGTTACCATAGGAAGCAATGTCTGGTTACCCGCGAGGTCAATCATGCTACCAGGCTCTAACATCGGTGACAATGTCGTTATTGGTACGGGTTCGATTATCACCAAGGACATTCCAGACGGATCACTTGCAATGGGTTCTCCATGTAAGGTAGTCAAAGAAAACGAATATCCCAAGAATCTAACCATCGAGGAAAAGAAAAGAATACTTCAGGACATTGCCAACCGATGGAAAGACCAATTGTCCCACAAAGGGGCGTCTGCAAATGTTTGGGTTGGTGAGGGCACTGTTGTAGTGAATGGTAAGACAACTTTTGACTGCTTGAACTACGAGATCAGTGGGGATCAAAACGAACTTACCGAAGATCTTCGTGATTTCCTACGACGACACGGTATACGAATATATAATGGAAAACCTTTCAAATCTTTGAGGCCACTTTATGAACTTGGTGATCAGTCCACATCCGGATGATGCAGAGTACTCGATGTCGGGTACCATATTCAAAAACAAAGACCAAAAATATGTAGTAGTCACGATGTCATCCGGTGGTGACAACGATGACACGACCAGCAATATTCGACTTGCAGAGTCAGAAAAGTTTTGGTCTAAATTTCCTAATGTAGAACATGTGGGTTATAACTCAAAGACAATTTATGACCGGCCGGATTGGGAAATAGTCGGTATGTTAGATCAACTCGTAGGTGGGGTTGACTCTTTGTATATCCCACCCCTCGATGATAATCACTTCGAACATCGAAAGATAAGTGAGTGTGCTCGTGCAGCAACGCGAGGTAAACCTATCGACATAATCGAATACTACACGCCCTCTACACGATCAACATGGGCTGCGAATATGTTCGTTGACATAGAAGAATATATGTACGAAAAGGATCATCGTCTTCACGAGTGTTTCCCCTCGCAGGATGGTCGATTTTATTTCACCGAAGAGAATATCGAAATTTTCCACGAAGATTATTTCTGTCGTCTGCGTGGTCTTAACAAGGTAGAGAAGTTCAGAGTGGAGTGTAAGTTCTCGTGAAAATTATTTGTCACCGTGGTAATCTAAACGGCCCCAATCCCTTGACAGAAAACAATTTACGACAAATTGATGTTTGTATCGAGAAGGGTTATGATGTAGAGATTGATCTGTGGGTAGGTGATGGTCTGTGGTTGGGACACGATGGGCCCGAATATCTCATAACCAAGGAGTGGTTGACATTTCGCCAACGCAACCTGTGGGTTCATTGTAAAAACATCGAAGCGGTGATGTTTCTTCGTGCATACGCACCACACATGCACTGGTTTTGGCACCAAGAGGATGACTACACATTGACATCGCACGGGTGGGTCTGGGCGTATCCGAACAAACCCGTAACTCCCGATGCGACTCGTTCGGTCTGTGTTATGCCTGAGATATATAACTCTGACACGAGTAATTTCCAAGCGGTTTGTACTGACTATGCTGAAACTTATACTATTCGATCTTGACGGCGTATTGATCGATACAAAATGGATACATTATGCCTGCTTGAATGAAGCATTGGGTAAGTACGCCCTGAGTGAAGAAGAACACATCAACATATACGATGGGCGTAAGACAACCGAAAAACTCAATATGATTAGTGAGGCGAAGGGTCTGCCGCATTCCCAACACCAAGAAATCTACGAAGTGAAACAAAGATTGACGATGGAGGAAATCGTAAAGATTAAACCCCGTCAGTACATCGTCGATCTGTTTCGAAACCTTGTTGAAGATGGGTATAAAGTAGGTGTGTGTTCTAACAGTATTCGTCGAACCGTATTGACTGCACTTGCAAAGAGTGAGTTAATGGAGTATCTGTCAATCATTATCACCAACGATGATGTAAAGAACCCAAAACCACATCCAGAAATGTACTGGAAAGCAATGTCGATGATGAGTTGTTTGCCCGAAGAAACTGCAATCGTCGAAGATTCGCCGCAGGGTCTTGCTGCTGCTCACAGATCAAAGGCAAATGTGATTCGAGTGTCGTCACCTGAAGAGGTTACGATAGACAATATATACTCTAAATTGATTGGAGAACAATTCGTGACAAAATGGAAAGATGAAAAGATGAATGTTCTGATTCCCATGGCGGGCGCAGGATCTCGTTTTGCACAGGCAGGATACACATTCCCCAAACCACTGATACCGGTAAATGGTAAACCGATGATTCAGGTGGTGGTTGAGAATCTAGGAGTCGAAGCAAACTTCATCTATGTGGTACAGAAAGAACATCGTGAGAAATTCAACCTCGATACGATGTTAGAACTCATTACGGCAGGGCAATGCACGGTGATCGAAGTTGATGGTATAACTGAGGGTGCTGCATGTACTGCACTCATGGCAAAAGATCTTATCAACAACGATGACCCATTATTCTTTGCGAACAGTGATCAGTTTGTGGAATGGAGACCAATCGACTTTCTCTACAAGATGCAAGAACAACAGTGCGACGGTGGTATCGTAACATTCAAGGATACCCACCCCAAATGGAGTTTTGCAAAGGTCGACTATGAAACAAATAAGGTTACAGAAGTCGCGGAGAAGAACCCAATCAGTGACAACGCTACTGCGGGTTATTACTGGTGGAAGCGTGGTTCAGACTTTGTTAAATATGCCGAAGAAATGATCGAAAAAGACATTCGAGTCAATAACGAGTTTTATGTTGCTCCAGTATACAATCAAGCCATTGAAGACGATAAAACTATTCGTATCTTTGAAGCTGATAAAATGTGGGGGTTAGGTACTCCCGAAGATCTCGAATATTATTTAAAAAATTATACGGAGGCTTAAATGCGAAAATTATATGACAACTATGTCACAACTGTTTCGACTTGGGGCATGGCGGCATCTTATGATGTTTTGGAACTAATTGTGGATCACTGTCAAACCAATAATCCCTCTCGTATTTTAGACTTGGGGAGTGGAATTAGTTCTTCGGTTCTTTCAAGTTTAAAGTTAGAGGGATCAATCACATCGTCAGACGATAGTGAGGCTTGGTTGCAAAAAACAGTAGAATTTATGCGAAAACACAATCTAAATGTTCATGAAATGGTTTCTTGGAACGATTTTAAAAATGAACAACGAGAAGGTTATGATTTCATATTCTATGATCTTGGTAGAATACCAGTTAGACTTGAAAACATGAAACATGTTTTTGGTTTATTAAATAAGGGTGGTCATATTCTTGTTGATGACATGCATAAACCCAAAGTTAAAGAATTGTGTGATTCTTTAGTTAAAGAGTTTGAATATGAAGTTGTTAGGGAAAGTGATAAAGAAGTAAGATCACTTAGTGGAAGATATGGAGTGTTAATTAAGAAACCATGAAAACCTTTATTCTGTACAACACCGAAGATGATCGCAGTGTAAAAAATGCTGAGAAGTGTCTTGGTTCATTCACCGGCAAGTCTGGTTATGAACCAGAGTTGTATGCTGGGTGTTGGAAAACCACTATACCCGAATGGAGAGAAAGATATGGATACTGGGAAGGCGTCAACACACCACAGTTTCCCCGAAAAGAAGTTGAAGTAAGAAAACTCGCGACATTCTACTCACACTATTCATTATGGCAAAAATGTGTGGAGTTGAATGAACCAGTTGTTGTAGTAGAACACGACACTGTGTGTATCGGTGATCTCAACATTGATGAAGATTGGGATGATATGTTATGGATTCAGTTGACTGTTCAGTCAGTGTTTGATCCATTCAATCTCGCAAATGGTCAACGAAAGTCACACTGGGCAAGTGATCCCAAAAACCTCGCACAGTATAATTCAATCGGAGAGGGTGTGCACAATACTTTCTGGAGACACAAAGATGGTAGCCGTCATCTCGCAGGAAATACCGGACAGATCATGACTCCCAAAACTGCACAATACTTTATTAATTTTGTACACGAAAGTGGGTGGGGTCAAAATGACCGGTTCAAAACACCAAATGAAATGAGAGTGATGTATGTCAACCCGTCACCGATCAAATGGGTTGCTGCATCTGAACTCAATCTATCGACGGGGAGAATGGGGTGAAGTCATACATTATCACACTGACCGAAGATGAAGTCTCTACTGACGCGACTACCAAAGCAATTATGTCGAGTCATGCTGTTGAGAACGATTTCAATATCGATATATTCGACGCGACTATACCAGAACATGTTGATCAGCAAATGGAGTTGTACGATCTAAAGTGGAATTGGCCATGGGAACAACTCGAAAATGATATGCATTCTGGTTTGATGAAACTACCTTATCTCACTGCAAACCGAAAGAAACGCATCGCTTGTTTCCTATCCCATTATCGGTTATGGAAGTCTTGCGTGATTGAAAATCAACCCCTATTGGTGTTCGAACATGATGTGGTTTTCACCAGTAAAGTTCCGGTAGACATTCTCGAAAAATCGAAGTACAGTGTTATTGGTCTTAATGATCCTCGCAGGGCAACTCGTAAGTCAGACCTGTATCACGAGGCAGTACAGTCCGATGCAGGCCCCGTCTGTCCATGCCCCAAGATTGATGTCGATAATGTAGCACAAGGTCTTGCAGGTAATTCTGCATACTATATCAAACCTCAAGGTGCCCAGAAACTTCTTGACTTGGTTGATGAATATGGTGCATGGCCTAATGATGCAATCATGTGTCGTCAGATGATGCCAGGCCAACTAGGTCAATTGCGAAAGTATTGCACTACTGTGCAACGAATGATTTCGACAACAAAAACATGAGGGTCGCCGTTTGTGTTGGAGGTCAGTTAAGAGTAGAACCCAAAGTACTCAAACTGACAGTGGATCTTTTGAAAGATGCATTTCCGACAGCGGACATGTACTACACGGTATGGCGTGAAGATTATGTCGAACGAAAGGATGAGGTCGATCAGTTTGGTGGACATGTTGAGATCATAGACGAATATGATATTGACTACCACCCATACGAAGATAATCGAGATGCAGTAAACACACACAATTATCGAAAGAAACTAAAGTTTCCAAATCCTACGCGGCACCTTCATCAAACAAAACAGATTTTAAATCACAACACCATGATGCGAAAGTATCTTCACAAATATGATGTGGTTGTTCGTTCTCGTTATGATGTGATGTTGAGTCCGTATCAAGACTATCGAAAAGTGTTGGAAGAGTGCTTGAATCATCCCGCGACTATAACAATCCTAGATGGTGAAAGAGGAAACGGATATCACATACACAGTAAAGTTGTGTATGATAACGACAGTAATCCATCAAGAATGGTTGGGGACAGTGGTACTTTCGTGCATCGAGTGGTGGATTGGGATTGTGATCTTGTAGACAGATTACACAAAGAAAAGAAACTACTTGCCGCAGAGTTCGGATGGTATCAGGCAATTTGTCAGTATACCGAATACAAGAACTATATAATCTACAGCGGCGCATCGAAACTCACTCGATGTCACACTCCGGAAGAAAGAGAAAACTTTGTTATATGAGAGTAGGTGTATTCATTTCTGGTCAACTGAGGAAGAATACCGATGCAAATTTAATGATTTGCAACGATCTACTGCGTGATGCATTTCCGGATGCAAAGTTCTTTTATCATGTGTACGAAGAAGAACACGACAATAAAACTTATCTTTTTGAAAACATTTATGATGGAAAGGTGATGACATGTGAAGAGTCCGAAGTTCATTACTCTCCGTATCTCGACAATCCAGATCTTTATGACAACGAAATGTATCGTCTAAAAGTCAAGGGAGCGCGTGAGACCGGTAAAAAGATCGAACGAAGAAATCGCAATGCAGTGAAACAGATACTACACCACAACAATTTAATCAAACGGTGGGGTGGCGAAGTCGATGTGATAGTACGCACGAGATACGATGTCGCGGTCAGTCCACTGTATGATTTCTCTCAGTGGGTCGAACAAGTCTACAATGATCATTCTGTTGTCGCAATTGCAAATAGATTTGGTCAACCCTCTAGTAGTATGGGTAAAGATTATGATACAATGCCTGTTAACAATGATATTAGATGGCCGACAATAGAAGCAACTCCAGATCGACCATACTTTATCATGAAGAACATGAAATCAAAAGAGTTAGAATATCAGTCAATGTTGTCTATACCGTTCATGCACGACAATGGCATCATTATACATAGGACTGAGGACTGGGATTGTAAACTAGTCGATCATCTCTATGAGAGAAAGAAACTGCTACCAGGCGAATGGGGTTGGTGGCAAGTCTTGATAAGAGATTTTGCAGCAAATAAGAAGTGGTCGTACTTAGACGGTGGCGCACAAATCGCATCTTATTTGCCAAAGAAAAAGGAATGGACAGATTCGTTTAATATTGTAATAAAGAATGATCCGGATCTAATTGAATTGAGGAACTTATTGAATCTATGAAATCGTATGTCATAACAATCATGGACATGCCGGAATCTGTCAAGGCTGCAGAACGATGTATCGCATCGATGCCTGAGTTTGATGTTCAGATGTTCCCTGCTATCACTCCAAAAGATAATCCGGTAAAACTCGCTGAAAGTAAAGGTATTGATCTTCACTGGTTTATGCGCGCTGATGGTGGTAAATTCTCTCGCATGAATCGATGCGTTGCTGCATTTATGTCACACCACACCTTGTGGGAAATGTGTATTCGCGACAACGAAGAATATCAGATCTTTGAACACGATGCTGTACGAGTCGGGAATCTGCCAATGCATATCGAACACAGAGGAACACTGACCATTGGTGCACCTAGTTACGGTGCGTTTCTTACTCCGCATCATTTTGGTGTTCAGAGACTTATGCACAAACAGTATTTCGGTGGCGCACATGCATATCGTATGAAACCCAAAGCGGCGGTTGCTATTGTCGACAAAGCAAAAGAGTTTGCAGCAGCTACAGATGTCTTCTTATCGTTCGATTTTTTCCCGTGGTTACAAGAATATTATCCATGGCCGGTTATCGCAAAAGACAATTTTTCTACCATTCAAAAAGAGGGTGGGTGTGTTGCAAAACACGGTTACAATCCGGAGAAGTATAAAATATTATGAGTGTTACAGTATGTTGTGTCTTATGGGGTGATAAGTTCTCTGAAGACTATGTTCATAATCTCAAGGCGGCAGTGGAACGAAACACTACTGTACCCCACGAGTTTGTGTGTCTAAGTGATCGTCAAATTTCTGGTGTCAAAACAAAACTTCTGAAAGGGGGAATGACTGGTTGGTGGAATAAACTCCAGTTGTTTGATGGGGAAATCAAGGGAAGAATTGTGTACTTTGATCTAGACACAATCATCACATCCAGTATCGATTGGTTGATGAAGTATACCGGTACATTTGCTGGCATCGAAGATCTGGGTGTTGCTAATGCACATCAACAACATCTAAAGGGTGTCATGCAGTCGGGTGTTATGGCATGGCGAAGTGAGGCGATGGATTGGGTAAATCTAGAGTTCACATTAACTCAAGCCGTTGTGACTAATCAATTCAGGGGTGATGGTGAGTATCTCAATCACATTGTCAAACAACGAGACTTGTTGCAGCGACTTTACCCAAACTCTGTAAAGTCATATAAGTACGATGTGTATCCCGACAAGTTAGAACAGACATCGGTGATATGTTTTCACGGTCGACCATCAATTATACAGGCGATGAACGAATCTGTGACAACTCCTATGAGAACATATGAACCACAAGGTTGGATAAAGGATTATTGGCATGGGTAGAGTAGTTCATGTAATCGGAAACGGAGACAAGGCAGATCTATATCAACGCGAAAAACGCGAGGGCATGAAACTGATCTGTAATATGCCTCCATTTGAGATTGACCCTAGAGAAGTGTATGCCACTTGTATGGTAGACTTCAAAATGATGATGGCATTGACCAAAGGAGAGATCGCACTAGATCAATACGAATGGGTGCTCGGCACTCGCCCTCGTATCTGGATGTATGAACGCTCTGCTTTCTACCTGAAGTATGCAAACCGTGTTAAAGAATTTTATACTCATGTCCCCAAATATGCAGGGAATGCAACCAACTTCAATTGTGGTCACATGGCAGTCCACTATGCCGCAAACCAGAAGAAAGCAGACGAAGTTCATCTATATGGTTTCGACACGATCTTTGATTTTAATATGAGGTCGGTCACTGATTTAATCCTAAGTTCCGATCGATCAACGGTTAATAACTATCGGTTGTTGAATAACTGGCGTCCTATATGGCGAGACATCTTCCGCGAGTTTGATAAGACTAAATTTGTATTGCACCATAATCACGACAATTTAAAAATACCAAAACTTGACAATGTCGAAGTGAAAGTGTATAGTGATAAACTCTTGACTAGAAATCAGCAACGTGAAGATCCGTCTGATATTAGTGATGGTCGTGGCATGGAAGTACCAATTGATACTGCACCATTAAACCGTAAACAACGGCGTGCACAAGAAGCGATGCAACGCAAGGCAAAATAATGTTTGAACATATGGAGATTGATCTAGGTTACAAAGACCTAGAGGCAATCACAACTGAGAAAGGTCGTCGTTATGTAATGCAGGACGGGAGTCATTACCCATCGATCACCACAGTTCTATCGATACTGAGTGAAGATGGTATCGCGGCATGGCGTAAGAGAGTCGGGAATGAAGAGGCAGACAAAATTTCATACAGAGCATCTCAACGAGGAACTGCTGTACACGAAATTATTGAGAGATATATCGACAACAAGGAAGACTATCGTGACGGTTTCATGCCTAATGTTGTTTCTGATTTCTTCTCCATCAAACCAATATTGGATTCAAGGATTGGTAAGGTATACGCACAAGAAGTCCCTTTATACTCTGATTATCTAGGTGTCGCTGGTCGCGTAGACTGCATTGCAGAGTTCGACGGTAAACTATCAGTCATTGATTTTAAGACAAGTCGACGATTTAAAAGTGCAGATAAAATAAATAATTATTTCCAACAGGAGGCGTTTTACGCAATCGCATGGGAAGAACGCACAGGCATTCCCATCACACAACTGGTCACACTCATTGTAGTGGATGACGGATCGACGCAAATATTTGTTGAACACCGTGATGACTGGGCTGGAGAGTTGCAAGAAACGATCGAGAAGTATAATGAACGAAGACATCCAGCAGATTCATGACGAAGTAGAGAACCTTCCGTTCTCACAGAAACTTGCCGCAGGTGAATTGACAGATCCACAGATCATCGCATACATGCAGAACCAGTGGTTTATCTTTCAGTCAATGGAAGGATCAATAAACAAATTACCCCACGAGTCGTTACGTCGGTGTCGAAAGATACGTGAGTGCGTTTATGCCATGGAAGAGGAAATCGACGGCAAGTGGATGACTCAGGCAGTTAAAGACTACATAAACTATATTATCGGTGCAGAAGACTATCGCGAGAAGTGGATGTCTCATGTCTATCTAAACTACATGGCATTCATGATGGGTGGTTCAATCCTTGTAGAGAAGAATCCAGAGATGACATGGATGTGGCACTTTGATGATCGACAAGAATGCATCAAGGCAATCCGTGCCGAAGAGATTGACTTTGATCAGGTGCACGAAGGATTCAAATATCATCGCCGGATGTTGGAGGAATTAAATCATGTGGGATGACTTCATAGAGTTGCAACGGGAACTCACAGGTATATTTACGTTTTACTGTGAAGGTGGTAGACCCGATCACTATGAAGAATATAATCACTACAACTGGTTCTGGAAGAACAAGAAGCTAGAACTAGGTCATATCTCTGTCGTCGACAAACGTGAGTCACACGGCATCTGGATGATGCATGTCAACGCCTACGCAAAAGTTACTTACCCGATGCCAATCTACGGGTTCGATGTCGTCTGTGGTAAGAACAAGGTCACGGGTTGTTTCCATGATCTGTCACCTACCGGTTACAACGATATGCAGATGACCCGCAAGGAAGTCACCCGCGAACGAGAACTCCCCGACTGGGCGAAAGAGATCTTCTCTGGCAATATGCTCGCCGCAGGAAACATTACCGAAAAAGACGAAGCACTCGAATACGCAACACTGGGTGTCGACAACCTTGAAGCATGGTTCATGACACTCGAACGCAACAAACCCTCTGTCCCACCGGTGCAATACATTGGCGCACGATCAAAGTATTGTCACAACCAGCTTCAGAACCCCCACAGTTTCAATGTCATGAAGAGTCTGGGGTTTCCCGAAGACTATCTGACTGAATTCAAGACCACGAAACAGTTCCCCTTTTAATCGGTTTTTCCGATCATTTTCAAAAAGTTTTACAAATTTTCCCATGAAAAAAGTGTTGACGGGAGCGTCAATACGTGCGATAATTACCTTGTAATTTGAGATGAGGAATTGAGACATGGCACGAATTATCTACCAAACTGAGTGTGAACTTCAAGAGATGCAGGCTGAAGGTATTGACTTCAACCAAGCCCTTCGAATCATCAAGGGGTTCATGGGTACTGAAGATACTCTTGACGCTCTTCAAGGTTTTGAGAAGCGTTACGCGAAAGCGGAAGTTGACGCTCTTGAGACTGACGACTACGGTTTCGACCACGAGTGGCGATACGAAGTCTACGCTTACAATCTTCTGGTTGAAGGTTTCGGTAAACTGTTTGCGCCTAAGGAGGCATAATTATGTTGAAGTTTGAGAATGTTGCGAAGGTCGGTGAGTTCATCAAGGCGATGGATTTCCGCCCCCGCGAAGGTGTCGAAGATTCGTTTGTGATTGGTAAAGTTCTTCGCCATGCACCAGCTCGTTGTGGTTACTACATCGAGTGTCGTTTCGACACCGAAGGTCAACGAGTCGGAGAAGAGGTTTTCGTCCCGTTCGGATTGGCGCCTTTCGCTGAGTGGGACGATCGTGTTCAGTATGTGAATGACGGTGCGATGCGTATGATTACTACTGGTCGGTAGTGTTTCGGGGTCTGAAACGAAGATTGCTAATGATTGCTATGGATGATGACCCCTGTTTTATTTGTTTCGTGAATAGTGAGTATTCACCAAAAAGTGTTGACTTTTCTTTGAATCTTTGAGATAATACTTGTGTTGATTGGGGAGATCTGGCGTCTTCTGACTAGGAACTTCGGGTTCACTGTTTCTCCCCCTTTTTTTCTCTACTGGAGTTTATATTATGTCTGACCAAACTATTCGCATTGTTTTCCAAACTCAGTATCTTGAGAACTATGGTGCCCATTGTTGGGACGGTGAGGGTGAGTGCCCTCAACGGTGGAAGCCCAAGGGTGGCTCCACCTATGTGGTGCCTTGCACCCCCGCTCAGCTCGCGGATGCCGAGTGGTACAATGCCGTCGAGAATGGCATTGCCAAGCGTAATGACTACGAGCAGGAGTACATTATCAATGTACAGGTGGTCGATGCTATCGACTATGTCGAGTCAGACCATGTTGAGTTCTGGGAAGCAATCACCAATGTTCATGTCTCCATCGGTGGTGACTTGTTGATGGAGCAACAGGTTCTCAACTTTGATAACGAGGTGGTTGGTGTTCGCCGCTGGGTTCAGAACGCCGAGGAAGGTATGATCGGTTCTACGACTCGTGAAGAGTTTGAACCTGTGACTGTCGATTGGCGTCAACAGAAAGAAATGGAAATGCACGGTATCGATGATACCTTCGCAGAACTTGAAGCTATGATGGAGGTTGCGTGATGTTAGAC